CAGATATGTGCAATGACTTCAGGTGAACAAGGCAAATATGTTATTATAGATGATGTGCTAGTAGAAACACCCACAAAACATCAAAAATACCGCAAAAATGTTGCTGGAGACTGGTGTTATCAAACAGAATATTTAGGCAAATGGCATAAGTTGGATAAATAGTGTTACGCTGAACAGTAGCGACAATACTGACTTACAGGAGAGCAATTTGACTGAAGATAACCAACAACAATCACAAGATTCCGTGGAAAACACACAAAAAGATTATTACTTGGAAATACCAGACGGTGCATCACCGGAATATGGCGTAACACCCAAGCGACGTTATGGTGAAAAAGTTGTTAAAGGCATAATCATAGGCAAAGGTGAAAACAAAACAGTTATACCACTCAAAGACGTAGAAAAATTAGCCAGTTTGCATCTCACATATAAAGATATGGCAGAATACTTTGGTTGCAAAGAAACCACATTCAGAGACAATTTTAGAAGTGTAGTAGAAAAAGCACGTCAAACAACAAAACAGAGATTAATGGAAGCCATGCTGGAGTCAGCAATAGTAAAACAAAACCCAACTATTCTTGTATGGACTTCTAAAAACCTACTCAATTGGACAGATACACCGATAAATAGTGATAGCAATCAGATTTTACCATGGAATTCCGAAAACCTTGAAGAATAGTTTGTAATCCTGTAAGACCTGCTCAAAGTTTTAAAAATGCCAACGATTTCTAACTCCGGCGAACTTGAGCAGGCAGCCCCAATAAACAATCAAAAAAAAAGCCCCCATTTCTGAGGGCTACCTTAGGAGGTATTTATAACAGTGTTATGATACCAAAGTTTCACCTTTGTAATTGGTTACTTGTTTGGCAATTTGTTCACATTCTTTGATGTCAACTTTTCTTATTTTTGCAGATTGATTAGCATCTTTGATACAGTTTTGCACATACTGTTTTAAATCTTTTTCAACAGTGTGTCTGCTTTCCTTTGCTTTTAAGTTTAATGAAGGACTGCTTACCCAACTTTCAAAGTCTGCATAACTAAACATAGATCTTGCTTTGTTTTTGTGAACTAAACCAATTGCACAACTAAATGCCAAATATTCAGCAATTAAATCTCTTGCTTTGATTCTAGAACGTTCAAACAATTCATCTCTGCCATTCAAGTATTCTTTTGCAAATGTTGTTATAATATTGTGATTTTCATTTATAACAATAGTGTCACAATCATTAGTATCGGGTGATATTTTATATTCAGCAATATCACTACCTAACACTTTGTTATTGCTCACAAATTTAACTTGTGGTATTTGCACACTTACATTGATGTTTCTGTCACCTTCTTTGTTAGGTTTAACAGTAATGTTAGTGTTAATAATAGGTCTAGGTTTTGGATCAGGATTAACCGGTTTTTTCTTTCGTTCAATATCTAATTCAACTTTGCCTTTAACAGTTTTATTAAGTGTAACATCCGGATCATTAGCAAAGAATTTTTTAAGTAATTCTTTAACTCTTTCTTCGAAGTTTCCTTGTGAAACATTTTGATTGTGTTGTGATATTTTTTCAATAAACCAATCAGGCCTATTTTCATATATGTCATCGATATAATCTAACATTTGAATTGGTTCCATGAAGTTATCACCTTTTAATATAACATTGGTTCTAGAAAAGTCCATTTTGCGACCATTTTTAGGTAATCTCAAAATAATTCTAAAATATTGTGACCCTTCAATAACACCTATTCTGCTTACTATTGTGTTGTTAGGACCAGAGAAATGTTTGTATTCTTTTGCTCCATCACCTTTAGTTTTTAAACCAGAATATATATCAAAATATTCACCATCAAATTCTAATGCACTGAACACACTGTCAAATCCTGTTTTAACATGATTAACACTTACAGGTCTTGCATCACCTTTATCGGTATCTGTAGGACCATCATATATGTAGTCAATTTCAACGCCATTAGATAATTTCACAGTTTGTTTGCGAAAGTTTTGTTTGTTTTTAACTAACTCTACAACATCTTGAAAAGATCTAAATGTGTAATTGTATTCTCCACCATTGATAGTATGCACTATGCAATTCTTAGAACGTTTGTTTACTTTGTAACCTTCAAAAATCAGTTTGATATTGTTTGGTAAATTTGCAAATCTAGTAAAGATTGTGGCAATTAACCAATTAGGTTTACCTACTTTGTTGCCGGGACTATATGGACATTCAAAAGTATTTTGTGTTGAATCAGATTCATGACCTAGTATGAGAACTTCTGTAAAGTCTGCATTCTTATATCTGTCATATCCTCTTTCTTTTGCATAATAGTCGACCCAATCTGTAACTTCTGTTATTTCTAATAATCTAACATAATCACCATTTCTAAAGCCTACAACAGTTGCATAAGCAACACCATCTTTTCTGGTAATAAACATTAAATCACTAAATGTTGTCACAGTAGATATAATACCAATACCAAAGTTTGCATCAAGATCTTGATTTTTATCAACAGATCCTGTCATCGATGAAGCAATTTCTAATTGATCTGCATTAAGTCCTTTGAGATTCAGAAAACTTAATTTAGGTGCAGTAAATTCTTCTTCACTGTTGAATCCTTTTAGAGGCAATGCTCTGATATACATTTCTATAGGATTTTTAAAGTTAATAGAACCATTAGATAGATACCATAACATGGCTTCTATCATGTTCATTAATGCTTCACGCACAAACATATAGTTTGGGTTATTGTTTGCTAACAGTAAATTAGCAAAGTTTTGATTGGCTACGCCAATTTGTTTTTTAGGAGTGAGCACTCCAAATAGATTTTTCATATTTTTATCCTTACTGCTTATAAAAGCAGATTTAATTATTATAATTCGATACCTAAGTATCACCTATAATTAGAACACATTATTAAATGTGATTTTTTCTAATTACTAAATTATTATAGCAAATAATTTATATTTGTCAACCCCTAATTACGCCACCTCTTGCACAAACAAAACAGCATCCGGTAATAATTGCCAAGTGCCATCTGTTTCATATCTGCTTAAATATACTTTATATTTGATGCCTAGGTGTTGCACATTTAATCCTTGTTTCATATATAAGTCATCTTTGTGCAATTTAGTAATCCATTTTTCAGCAACTGAATTAGGTATAGGTCTAGCAGTATTCCAAGTAACCTTGTTATTATCAAAATTATAACCAACTCTCATTACGCCACCTCCATTTCTTGAATATAATACATAGCACGGCATTCTTCTGTGGCTTGTTCTGAAGCACAAACAGAAATTGTGTGTATGAAATCATTTGCTTCTGATTTAGTATTAAATACCTGAAAACATTGTAATTGTTCTCTTGCTTTATCGCACACTACATATTTTATATTCATTACGCCGCCTCCATTATGGATTCTATTTCTATATTATTTTTTGTAATTTTAGAATGTATTGCCCAAACCCAGGGCCCTGTTTCCCACATAGTATAAAGATCTGTAGCATATACATTATGACTAAATCTTCTACCTGCATGACTGTGAAATGTTATTACATATTCTTTACCATCTAGATTAAAAGTAGTATATCCAAATTGTCCACATTTTTTTATTAATTGTTTTGCTAATTGCTTATCCATTACGCCACCTCCGCATAAGCAGATTCAATAGCATCGATATACTCTTGGCCATAATCGACAAAGTTATCTAATGTATCTTGTTTAGTGTCAGTATAACCTGCTGTGTCTAATGCTGACATATACACAGAAATAATTTCAGTGGGCGTAAAGTCACCTTCTTCTAACATATTGTAAATCTCTTCATCTATAATATGAAAAGCCTGCATAAGTTCTTCTGTTGCTTCATGAAATGTCCATTGCATAGAATCGAATTCTAAGCCATGTCCTTGTTCAAAATCAACTATAAAAGAACCATAATGGTCAGTGCCTACCCCTTCTATTTTGGATAATATCGATTTATCCAAATTTGCTTCTATTAATTCAACAAATTTTGCAATCTGTTGTTTATGAATTGGCATGTCTACTACTATAAACACACTATTTTCATCTCTTACTTTTAACATAGTTTCTAACTCCTTTTATCTAACTATATAAATATTATACACGATTTATCAATATTGTCAACCATAATTATAATGTTTTAAAAACACCTACTACGCCTGTTGCATCATCGGGCCTTGCACTATACCATAACGGTTCGTTGTCTTGATCGCCTCGTTGCCAACTATCATATACTTCTTTGGTAGTGTATTTGCTGTGCTCAACACCATCGATATTGTAAATGTAAATATATTTCATTACGCCACCTCCTGTTGTGCTGATTCTTTTTGGAATTGTTCTAAATGAAATTCCGGACAAATGCCCTCTATACCGAACCAATCACAAATATCTCTATATATAACCTTTAAATGACTTTCAGCATCAAAAATATCTTCGATACCTAATAGGCTATAATCAACATAAAATTGTGTATAATTTTCAGTATCAAAATCTACTTCAATAAGTGTGCCACTACCGGCTTGTTGATTGATTCTGTTTAAATCAACAATATCAATATCTGATATACGCAACACTATAGTTGCTGTATCTGTATCGTATTCTGTTATCATATATTACTCCTTGTTTTTTAATATATAAGTATATTATACAGCATTTATCATAGTTGTCAACCAAAAAAACAAAAAAAATTTAAAAAACAGATAAATAGTTGCGTTATATAGATATATGGAGGCAACAATGCGATTACCAACAGAAAACAAATTTACCACACTAGGTATAAACACATTTACTCTCACCGGCACCAGTTTATTATGGGGACAAATGCTGGGTTATTTGAATCCTTGGTTTACACCACTAACTGTATTATGTATTATGGTAGGATTTGGCACAGAAGTAAATATGCGTAATGAAGTTAACAACACCGCAACAAACAATAAGTAACGATCCTGCACGTTTTAGGGTAGTAGCCGCTGGACGTCGTTTTGGCAAAACCTTTTTGGCTATAAATGAATTAGCCAAATATGCACGTCATCCTAAACGTCGTGTGTTAGCAATAGCAAACACATACAGACAGATAAAAGGCACAGTTTGGGACGAATTAAAAGAACAATTAGCACCATTAAATTGGATAAAGAAAATAAACGAAAGTGATTTACACATTGAACTAGTTAATGGCAGTAGAATATATTTGCGTTCAGCAGACAACAAAGAAGCATTGCGTGGTGCCAAGTATGACTTCATAGTGTTAGATGAGTGTGCTGACATGCACCCAGACACTTGGTTTTCAGTGCTGAGACCCACACTGTCTGACACTGGTGGACATGCTCTTTTTATAGGCTCACCCAAGGGACGTAATTGGTTTTATGATTTATGGTTACAAGGCAATGCCACAGATGATTGGAGCAGTTATCAATACACAACCATAGAAGGCGGTAATGTTCCGCAAGAAGAAATAGAAGCCGCAAAAAGAGATTTAGATATACACAGATTTCAAACAGAATATGAAGCACAATTTATCAGCACAGAATCAGTTTTGTTCTATGCATTTACTGAAGACAATGTGGTAGAAAAACCAATATTACCAGAAGAACGCACACCATTGATAATTGGATTAGATTTCAACAGAAGCCCAATGAGTGCCATAATAGGACAAAAAACCATGGACACTTATCATGTATTCGATGAAATAGAAATATTTTCTTCTAACACATTTGAAATGGTGCAAGAAATCAAAAGAAGATATGGTGGTATGAGACAAATGTATGCGTATCCT